CAATCTTCCATCACGATAGACTCAGGCGGCTTCCCGTAATAATCGGAAACCATTTTTCCACCGTCTTGAATGCGAGATTTCAGATTGTCGATGAACTCGAAAGTCGTCATGCGGAATTGGCCAGAAGGATCGTAAATGAAACCGATAATTCCCTCGCGGCCAGAACCAAATTCCAACCGGCGCATCGTCGGCGGCGGCAAGATATTCATGCCGATCACGCCCTCGTTTTTCTTTACGATCAACTCACCAAAGTAATTTCCGTATTTACAAAGCGTTCTCGCGAGCGGCCAAATCTGCTCTTCGGTCTGAAGATTTTTGTGCAACATTGAATCGAGTTCGTCGCGGATAAATTCATCATCGGATTCAACCCACAAGGTTTTGTTCTCGGCGTCCTTGGTCTGCGTGCTATCGTCGGCGTAGATGTCCAAGGAACTCGCGATCAAAGGACTGTCATCCTGGTCTTCATAGTCGATGAAGCGCGTGACGAGATCCTGATCGACGGCGAGATACTGAACGATGGATTGGTTGAAAGAGTTCGAGAGGTAGCTGAATCCACCGACGCCGTAAGATCCAAGGATCGAGGAGTTGGCAATTTGCGGTGCGATAGGCAAAGTGTATTGCGACGGCTCCGAAACAATCTGACGAATGAATTGTAATGTTCTGGATTCGGCTGACACTGTTACCCCATTTCAAACGGCATTTGGAAACCCCGGCCCGACTCCGGAAACAAGTTTAGGTCCGATCCCTGGTTCCTTTTTTCAACTTCGTCTTTCCAGGCTTCATTGTTATTGTCTTTGTTTGAATTTTCAACGGGTATTGCTGATTCAAGAACCCACTGTTCATCATCTTCCGAATACTTACTTCCCGGTGGCGCGGTCACTTGGGTTCCCGAATACTGTTGCGCGACCTCTGCGAGAGTTGTGACTACCCCTGTCAACGCATCGGAAACGTCCTTCGATCCGCCGTCCGGGTGATCCACTTTGCCGGTCTTCCAATTTTTTTCAAGCGTCCGAAGTTCAGTCAGGAGCGGATCGTATTTGTAGAAACGCAAACGGTTCTCGTAGATGGCTTGCTTGAGAGTGTCGTATGGCCCGTGAGCATCAACTGAAACGACTTTGGTGTTGTACCCTTGCTGTCTCAAGGTCTGGAGCATGGCCAAGGATTGGAAACTATCCGCCGACACGCACTTGATAAAGAACCCGTGATTCGAGAATTCGTAAATGATTCGGCGAATTTCCGAGTAAATGATCTCGCCGTTTGTCGGCGCTTGGATCGCGAGCGTGAAGTCCGGCACGAAAATAGGAGCCATCTCGGGCTCTCCGCCCACGCGCTGAACCGTAGTCCATCCGCCGATATGACCAATGACCAGTCCTGTTCTATCCTGGTTTTTCGACAAATCCATGTGAACGTGGCGCGGAGCCGATGGATTGAGCAGCGGCTTCCAAGCCGCATGAATGTCCTGCTTGGCGAGCATGTCCCATCGAACGACGCCCTGAACATCTTGCTGCCACACATACTCGCTGAACGGATGCTGCCGTGTCGGATCTATCGCCTCAGCAATCTTAGCTCGCCGCTGAATGAACGGCGTGATCGCAATCGTTGAGTATCCCGCGATGTCGCGGATCGAACCTTCGATGTCGTCTTCAAAATCTTGCCTAAAGTCTTCAGGCACTTCGATGACGGTCGATCCTTCTGGCTCTATCTCTTTCTCATTTAGTATGCGTGACATGGTTGTTTCCGTTCCAATAGCCACACGAAATTTTTTCTGTGAATATCTTTTCTTAGGTTGCACATCCCATAAACTATATTCCCTTACAAACACTTTTGGATCATCAGTGGATTGTTTGATTCGTTGTTCAGTGAAACTGTTTACATTCTTCTTCGATGACAACAAGATGATCATCCCAGGAAGTTTTCCGTTTCTCTCGAAACGTGATTTCATACGACGCCTGATGGAGTCGTAAATATCTTTTGCGTAGTCCTTGATCTCAACCGAATGTTTCACACGCTTAAAAAAGTTACCTTCATCGAGTACGCATCCAAGGATGTTACGACCGATGGCCGACTTCTCAGTGGACATACCTGGCGGGATGATGATGTTGTTTGGAAAAACAATCCCGTCATCGTTCGTAACCTTGATCGGCTTGAACATTTCTTGGAAGTACGGCGACTGCTTGATGATCGCGTTCACACCGTCGAACACAACTTCGTTGGCCACATCTTCTGTCACCGAGATGCACGCGAACTCAATCTTATCAGTTGATGTGATGTCGTATGCCTCTTGCGGGTTCCACAAGAGAGAAGACTCGTACACCATGCGCAGCAAAGAGAAACGACCGAGAGAAGATTTTCCGTAACCGATGGAGCCGGAGTAGTTGGCCTCTTCGTACCTGCCGGAAAACATCTCGCTCATGTCTGACTTCAACGTCGGGAAAATTGTTTTACCGGCGTCGCCCAGGTAGTACGGATCGGTGAGGAAAGTCTCCATGCTCACTGGCCGCGTTTTGTAAATGCTGGCGCTCGCGACTTCAACGAACGGAGATTTTCCGGTGGCTTTGTAGTCCTCAAAGATTTGAAGGAAGATCGCCTTTTCTTCGGCGTCCATTGACTCGTACTCTTGGCCGATAATCTCGGTCAACTCTTTGTCGGTTCTAACTGAACGATGGCGGCCAGCCTGTTGAATAATCACAAACGATCCCCTGCCCCGAAACTTCCAATTGATTGGAAATTTTATCTTACGATAATCGAAGCAATGTGTCGCGGCAATTTTGTGGTCTTAGGTCTAGCTCTTCTTCCAAACGTAATAAAAGCTATAGCGGTCATGCCCGTAATCATTCGCTGATTCAACCAACTCCATCTCTTGGCGGAAGGTGATCAACTGAATGCATCTACTCAGAAAAGATTCGTGAGTGTAACGGTGCAAGTGTTCCGGGTTCGCATCGTTGTCGTATTTTCTATCGCACGGCAAATAAAGAATCAGGTGTCCGCCGCTCTTGAGCATGTTCGCCCAATCGCGAAGTGCCGCAAGATCATCCGGCAAATGCTCAAGGCAGTGGCTGGAAAAAATCGTGTCCCACTTATCCGGAGCGCCGACCTTCACTAGCTCTTTACTCAGATCCTCAAATCCAGGAACAACAAAATCGACAGCTTCGGTCTTACGAACGTCCACACCGGACGCCGACGCGCAAATCTTCTCGCCACCGCATCCGATGTCGAGAATGTCCCCCATGAGGTACTTGAAAACTTTGGGCCTTATTTTTGCTGTTTCGCTGAAGAATTCTTCCTGCACTTAAACCTCTTTGCACGCTTTGCCCCGTGCGCGATCAACACATCCGCAATCTTACCCTCTTCAAACATCATATCGGCAATAGCATCAACGATCTTTGCGATATCGAGAACCGGCACTTGCTCAATCTCTTCCACCAGAGACAAATCACTTACGATGCTTTTGGTGTTCATAATTACCGCCCTATGACGATAATTGTATCTCAACTCGGAAGTGCCACTACATAAAAATGGTCGCCGGTCTGCCAGCTACAGACGATCTTAATGGGTATTGGCTTGCGCCGCAAGGCTCCTGATACTGGCAAGGTCCCAAGCCTTTTTTCCTTTTCCCGACGACCATTTATTTACTCAACCGAAACACGAGTACAACAATGCAAAGGACGCCAACACAGACCAAAGCATTAGTACCAAGAGCAATGATCGTAGCGTGGAGTCCATCACATAGAAGTTTCACGGGTACGCGCGACCTGCTTTCGCTTCGATTTCTGCCAAGCGTTTTGTCGGGCGACCAAGGCCGGACATGATCGTGAACACGTAGCAACCCTTGCCGCCTTCATAAACTCCGCGATGGAGTTTCGTTTCCGGCCCTTGCTTCATCATGCGATTGAGAGTTCCGAAAGCGTCTTCCAAAGCGTCCTGCGAAATTTTCGACAGCGACTCTTTGTCGCCAAGAAGAATGGCAGCACCATGAGTAGCTTGCGAGAAATCCACATCCTCAACGAGCAAACCTTTTTTCACATTCTGCTTTACTGCATCCGAGATCGCGCCATGATCTCCGCCACCGATAGACGCACGACCAAAAGTCATCACGCCAGATTGGAGAACAGTTTTGTAATCTTGCGGATCGAAAGTCACATGAACGGATTCATCGTTCGCTGCCGAGAGCACGTTGAAATAATCAAACACGCCGACGACATTGTGATTGATCTTGGACCACGCATCCACGACGCTTGCTCCGCCGTACAGAGACATCGCCCGAGCATTGTCCACCAAGATCAGCGGCGAAAGGTTTCCGCTTTCCGCGAGGTCGAAAAGACTTTTCAGTCCCGTGAGCGCGTTCAATTGAACCGCAGAACTTTCATCCTTCGTCGGAAGTGTTGCGATCACGCCAACTTTTTTGTCAGCATCAGGAACGCCAATCGAAACCAAATATTCTTTGCAGAGTTTTACGAGAGTCGTGACCGAGCCGCCGCCTGTTCCGCCGCCGAGTCCTGCGCAAACCAAAATGTGATCGAGGTCCTTACCGAAAGATTTGCGAACCACCTTCATGATTTCGTCGTAGTCTTGTTCCGCCGCCTTACGACCGGCTTCAGGAATTTTTCCAGCGCCTTCGATACCCGCAAGCAGGTAACGATTTTCCACGGGGATCTGGAGTCTTTGCATGTCGCGCTCGGTGGAATTCACCGCAACCACGCGCCGATATCCGATTGAATAAAAAGAATTGGCGAGAGCGTTTCCGGCCTGGCCGGAGCCAAGGATGCCGAACTTCACGGCCACCTTTTTGGTGTCCTCGATCTTCACTTCTTCTGACTTAACAATCTCATCGTCCAACTGAACTAGATCCACGGCGCTCTCCTTTTTTTGAACCGGATGGTAGACCACGTAGGAATTGTCCATCCGAAAAACATTACAACTACTTTACAACTTGTCACGAACTATGTTAGCTCCGAATCACAACACAGAAATGGTGGGGGATGCAAACATCAATTTTTGATTCAATTCCTGTTCAATGGCCCAGCGAGCCACGGCTCGGCGAAATCAATCCGCGTCCGTATCAAAGGCAAGCCGTCGAGAAAATCATCAGTGATTACAATGCTCGCCAATCTTTCCGGCAGTTGATCATCCTCGCGACCTCTCTCGGAAAAACAATCACGATGGGAATGCTCGCTGACTGGTCGCTTCGTGTGCTTAAAAAACCCGTCCTGATGCTCGCTCACCGCGAAGAACTATTGGAACAAGCCGCATCTGAAATCGCCAGCGTTATCGGTCCAGACTACACTATCGACATCGAGATGGCCGAGCGCGAGGCGCGGACCACCGCGCACGTAGTCTTGGCTTCGGTCGCCACCATTGGCCGCGAGAATTCCGCCCGGATCACTCGCTTCGCGAACGATCATTTCGGCATCATCATGATTGATGAAGCGCATCATTCAACGGCTACGTCGTACCAAAATGTTATCAATTACTTCCGAACCGCTGCCGTTACGGCACGCCCCTCCACTCTTCTCGTCGGCGTCACCGCGACACCCAAGAGATCCGACAAAGAGTCCTTGAACGACGTTTACGACAGCGTAGCGATCAACATGGATATCGTGCGCGGGACCAAGCTTAAATACCTCACGCCACTCGTTAGCTGGCGCGTGAATTCGACGACAGACCTGTCGCGCGTCCGCACCACTGCCGGAGATTTCAACATCAAGGATCTCGCCGCCGCCGTGAACAACACGGAGCGAAATACTCTG